AGCTCGTAGCAGATCCGTCCGTGCGTCTTGTTACTCAAAATGGAATGTACGACTCGTCGTGGACGTATTTCCTGGACAGATTGCGGTTCGGGCCTATATGGTTCGACACGATGCTGGCCCATCACACTCTATATCCCCGAATGCCCCATTCGTTGGGCTTCTTAACCACGCAGTATACAACGCACCCTTTCTATAAGGACGAAGGCAAGATTTGGAAGGAAGTTGGCGACATCGACGCTGAGTGGACATACAACGTCAAGGACTGCTGCATCATGCTCGCTTGTCAGCAACATATGTTGCGAGAATTGGAGCAACAGGGGCTTGATAAGTTCTTCTTCGGCCATGTGATGTTCTTGCAACCGCATCTAGTGGACATGACTGTTCACGGAGTGGCGATCGACAAGGAGTTGAAGGAACAGATAGCCCAGGATATGAAAGTCACTATTGGGATGATGCGGGATGAATACTTTGCAATGGTTGCTGACTGCACTGGTGATGTCGAATTTCGTCCTAATCCAAACTCTCCTAAGCAAATGGCCGAGCTATTCTTCAAGCGACTTAAGCTCGTCGGTCGAGGAGTTGCGACTGACAAAGAGAACCGCCGTCGTATGCGTGATCACCCTCGTACTCCAGACGATTGCAGAAATCTACTGCTTCACATTGATAACTTAGCTGTAGAACAGAAGTTTAGCAGCACTTACGCGGAGATGTCGGTTGATGAAGATAACAGAATTAGATGTGAATATAAACAAACTGGTGTTAGCTCCGCCCCCGGTAGGCTCTCCTCTTCAAGTACTGGTTGGGGGACTGGAACTAACCTTCAGAACCAACCGGGACGGGCACACAATATGTTCGTTGCAGACCCCGGATACGAGTTTAACTATTTCGACCTCCAACAAGCTGAGTCACGAGTTGTCGGTTTTAGAGCCGTAATCCCGCACTGGATGGAACAATTCAACGACCCAAGCGTTGATAGTCATAGAGCACTCGCCTCTATCATGTTCAACGTGCCGTACGAAGATGTACCACTCACGGATTACAGCACTGAAGGCCAATTCGCTCCATTCTCTATTCGTTACATCGCTAAACGCTGTCGTCACGCTCTCAACTACCGCATGATGCCAGATCGCTTGGCTACTACACTGCAAACCTCATACGGTGTTGCAGAGTATTTGTGGCACCAGTATCACAAGACGAACCCGCAGATACAAGACTGGTGGGAATGGCAGATTAAGCAGGTGCAAGAGAAGCGGAGGATATACAACGCATACGGGAGGCGATGGATCTTACAGGAGAAGTTCAGTGATGATGCCCTCGAACCTGTTATTGCTTTCTATCCTCAGTCTACCATTGGCGATAAGGTTGCCAGGGTTATTTATCAGTGTCACACTGACCCTGATTGGCCTAGAGATAGTGCACGAGTCTCACTCAATATCCACGACGCCCTTATTGTTCTTAATGAGCGGGGTTATGGCGACACAGTTAGACGCATAATGAGAAAGTATGCGCTCGAACCTCTACTGATCGAAGGCATGGACGGTCAGATTAGGGAGTTAGTAATTCCATGTGATCTCAAATGTAGCGAACCCGATGAGAAGGGCGTTCATCGGTGGAGCACACTAAGAAAGGTTGAAGCATGACTACCGAAAGAGAAGAAGCAGGCAAAGTGTCCGACACGAGGGGTCCAGGTGGTCCCAAGACGAAGGACAGTTCACGCGCCCAGAAGAGCGACAACCAGAAGAACACACGCGACTTGCGTAGTGAACCGATGGATGCGGAAGAACGCGCTGGTCGCAGTAGCGAAGAAGTGAACGCCATGTGCACTGATGCAAGCATCGAAGGTGCTAATCAGCATCTACACGATGTTACACAGGGTCATGTGTTCGGTGATACCACCTCATCTACTGGAGGTGCGAACAACCCCGGCCAACATGGCCGTGACGGTGGCGAAGTTAATGGTGAGGACAGCAATCCTGCACCTGAGCCGCCAGAAGTGCCAGAAGGCGAACCCGCACCTGAAGTGGGATCAGCGGGTGACGAAGCTGGTACACAGACTGACTTGGGCTTGAAGAAAGAGAACGAGCAGAAAGAGCCTGAAGTCAAGAAGCTCTAACAACACATGTTGTTACCCCCGCGCCCGAAGGGACGCACTAAGTGGCATCACTTCTACAGTGAAGCTGGAAGCTTAGGAAAGGCGCCTCTGGCGCGGGGTGATTTCCTCTTGTTAAGGATAGCACAATGCCTACCAAAGATAAAGCAGTCGAACCCAAGCCTGAAGAGAAGCCCAAGGCTAAAGCTAAAGCCAAGACACCTGAACAACTCCAGGAGTCATTGAAGGACGCTCTAGACCAGTTCCCTGAGCTTACTAATGAGGAGCCTTACATAAATGATGCTCACTCTTTCCTTCAGCAAGCGATCGCCTGTTTAGGGAAGCAGATCAGCACTAATGTCTAGGGTTAACTACAAGAAGTTAGCTAGGGAGGACAGCTTTGTCGGACAATATCTTGCCTTTTCTGAGAACTCAGAAACTCCCTACGCTTACGACTTCTGGACGGCGCTCTGGTGCATCAGCGTCGCATTGGGCCGTGACATTGCTGTTGATCGGCCTTCCGCTGCTGTTTACCTTAACCTTTATTGTGTCTTGGTCGCAGAGTCGGGCGTCACTCGTAAGTCAACCGCAGTCAGGAGAGCTGTATCATTTATCAGGGGAATGTGTAGTGAGACAAACCAACTCATCGAGTCAAAGATCACACCCGAAAAGCTTGAGTTTGACCTTGCATTGCAGTCAATTGAGTTTGGCTCCGCTAGAGCTAGTATCGCGATAGATGAAATGGTGAAGTTTCTAGGTAAGGAGAAGTATGTTGAAACAATGCCCACACTCCTTACTGATCTCTATGATTGCCCTGCTCTCAGGGTTGGAGGAGGAACCCTTCTACGCGGTAGCACGGTGCTTCGGGATGTCCACGTTAATTTTCTTTCTGCTTCGACACCCTCTTGGCTCCTGCGGGCTGTTAATCCCGATGTTATCGAAGGCGGTTTCACAAGCAGAGTTGTGTTCGTCGTCAGTGAGAAGCCCAAGCGTACTGCTCCTTGGCCCACCAAGTCCGACGATGTAATAAGACAACAGTTGTTGTCGCGTCTAGCTGTAATCAGCGAAGAAGCCAAACGCTATCCCACCATTGCACTAAGCGAAGGTGCTATGGCTAAGTTCAAGTCATGGTATCGTAACAGGGAGTTGAAACGTGACCCTTACCGTGCTTCTTTCCAGAGTAGGGAGGATAGTCACATCCTCCGCGTGGCTGCTTTGTTATGTGTTAGTGACGGCACTTGGGAGATACAAGCTAACCACATCAGCACAGCAATTAAAGTTGTTATCGAGACTCGTGAAGATGGCGCCGCGATATTTGAAGGTACGGGCACCAACTCCAGGCTTGTCCTCGGCGTCGATGCGATCAGAGACAAGCTCCTTGCGGCGGGGATCGGAGGCATCAAGCACAGCGAACTCAGTAAAGCAGTGCAACGATTTATGGACGCCGAACACACGAGAGCCGCCCTCGATGTGATGCACGAGCTTCAGATGGTACAGAAGTTTGAGAATGTGTCTGTGGGCCGTGGTAGACCCACTACGATATGGAGAGCGAAGCAAGGCTTAGTGTCTAGCAACGCTCTCGATACCATACTGAACAGTATTACCCCTACTGCGGGGGGATGAACGGACCCAAGTACTTCTCAGGATTGAAGTCCTCGAAGGTAAACTCTCTCCCAATGTCCTGAGAGATAGTCTCTTCGTACTCCCGCACATTCTGCAACATCAGCATACGACGATACTTGATCTCGTCTACGAGCGGATTGACCTCTGCATTCTTCTCTGTAACAGTCTTGTCTGTTGCAGCTTTGATGCTCTCAATCCGCTTGGAGATATGCCTAATCTCTTCCTTGGCTTTGTTGTTCTCAATGTACAGCCTGTTAGCCAACGAACCTATCTGTGACATTTCTGTCCCTGCTATGTCCGTGCGTAGCTCCATTGCGCTTGGATCGAGAGGCTGTGCAATCCTCGCACTAGTCCTTGACGCGTTGGTGTAGTCACCCGTCTTAAAGTCTAGTGTCATAAAGTTGTTAGCAGCTTCAATGCCTTTGTCTCTGTCCTTCAACAGTGCGTAGTTGACATCGGCAGCACTCTTAGCTTCTGCACGATCACCGAACAGCACCTTAGTAGGTCCAGCACCCTTCTGTGCGCCTTCCTTCCACTGTTCTGTGACCATTTCCATAGCACGCTTGTCGTTGTCAGGATCTTTGTCGTTCAGCAGTCTCCAAGCATCTTCTGCGACTTCCAATAGACCAGCACCAGCAGACGAGAACAGCGTACGCATTAGCACTTCTTGCGTAGAACCCAACAAGCTCTGCGGTCGATCTTCGTCAGCCTCTAAGCCAGTGATTTTCTGTGTCTTGGGACCGACAACTTCACCTGTGAGAGTGCTCATGCCGGGGTCCATACCACCAAGTGCAAACAGTGCCTGCAATGGCGGTATACTACTTGCATCGCCAGTGTACTTCAGTCCTGGAAGGCCACCGTCAGGCTTCACGTTCAGTCCCATAGAGAGTAGTGAGCTAGGCATATTAGCCCTAAGAGCTTCATTCACTCTCATTTCCCACTCTTTCCATGCTTCTTCACTCATCTGAGGTCCATCGCCCTCTACCATCTTCTTCATGGACTCGATGAAGTTCTCATCCCACTCTCCAGTGTTCATGCCACTCATCTGATCGGTGATTGGCATGACACTACCAAGGAACAAGCGTTGCAACTGATCTAGTGGCAACTCTGCACCACCAAACATAGTGAGCTTGTTAGCCCGCTGTTGTGGTGTCTTGGCTTGGTGCTTCGCTCTCGCTTCTTCGTCGTAGTACTGAGACAAGTAGAACATAGCAGCAGCAGTTGCGCCTGTCTGTGCTACATTGCGGCCGAAGTTAAGCGGATCTTCTTTGAACCTCTTCCCCACTTGAGCCATTGTAGCTAGTGAGATAGGCCCGTACAGGTTGGATGATGCTAGGTAGTTCGCTGTCTTGCTCGATCCATGAATAGCAGGATCAGCACTGAGCCTACGCATATCAGAGACAAACTCGTCAAGGTCTTTCACCTTACCCTTGTTAGCTCTCACTGCTTGATAGCGAGCACCGTTGTGCATAGCTTCTAACAAGCCACCGTACTGACGTATGAATGGCAGTGTCTTAGCCTGCACCCAACGGTTCTGTATCTTGCTCATGCGTCCGCGGATAGCACCAATGCCACCGTTAGGATCATTCAGTGCTTCATTGATGTCGTCAATCACTCTCTGTGACTGTTGCCGTGCGTACTCAGGTACTTGTCCTTCAAGTCCTTCCATAACGTGAGTTGGGTCTGATGATCCCCATGCAGACTTAGAAGTGATCCCCATGCGATCCATGTCAGCAAGCGTAGACTGCTTGTAGTGGTTCTCCAGGAATGTAGTGAACCTCTCTGCTCCATTAGGCATCTTGTCTAGCATATCACGGAGCCACGAGTTCTCACGGATCATGTGCATACGCATCCGTGTAGCAAACTCTCTCCCCATCATATCACCAGCAGCACGAATACCACCAATGTGACCACCAGCGAACAGGCGATTTGCTGCTCCTACTTTGTGGCTCTTACCCTTAAGTGTAGATGCAGCCATGCTGTCCATGATCGGTGCAGCAACAAGGCCGAACAAGTTGCGTCCTGTAGCAACAGCACCAGTGGTAAAGTTCTGATACATCTGGCGCATTTCTTCGAGGTACTTAACAGTCTCTCGGGGGCTTAGATGTAGTGACTTCGCCAGTTGGCTGTCGGTAACGTCATAACGCTCAACACCTGTTGGCGTCTGCACTTCATGTACATCACGACCTGTCTGCAAGCCTTTTAGCTTGCGTACAACAAGGTCGCCATTCTTCTTACGAGCACCTGCGTTGTGCATCTTCTCTAGGTACTCACGCCGGAACTCGTTTGTCTCTGCTCTGCGGATAGTGTCAGACCACTGCTCGAACAGCATTGAGATAGGGTTGCCAACCCCTTCACTTCCCTTAAGACCAGTCTCAGGATCAATGTTGCGAGCGTTCTTAGCATCCTCGTTAGCAGAGTATCTCATACTGAACGGAGAGTACCCAGCCTCTTGCTGCAAGTTGCCCTTGAGTGGTACGTAGTTGGGCCTCTCTGTACGCATCTTAGCGTATTCAGCTTGAGAGATAAGCCCTCTATCCACTTCGTACTGTAGCTTCTCGTCGTAGAACTTCTGTATTTGGTTGAAGTACTTACCCAACTTCGGGTCTTGCTTCACACCGTCTACGAGTGCTTGCATTTCACGTGGGTTGACCTTGTTGCCAAACTTGTCCTCAAACAGAGAAGCATGATTGCCTGTGCGCTTGATGTCGTCAAGCGATGATGCAGCAACAAGAGCGTCATTCACGCGCGTCTGCTCTGTACCATTCAACTCATCTGCAAAGGTACGCGACCAAGCACTAAGGCTCTCTGTTTTCATGCTAGAGCCGGGAGCTTCGCCAGTGCGTAGCCAGTGCGAGAACCTAGCTTGGATAGAAGAGTTAGTGAGTGCGTCTAGTCTGAAGCCAAACTTCTTCGCTTGGTTTCTGCCAAGGAAGCGTTCTGCCATTGTAGTGATAGGACGCGTTTTCTCAAAGGCACCACCGATCGCTCGATCACCTAGACCGTGCTCTCTTCCTTCCCACTTAGTACCAACGTACTGTGGCTCACCTTCAGATACTCCCTTAGCTGCGGGAGTAGCAGAGCGAGGCGGTACATCAGCGGTGACATCAATAGGTGCTGTCTCTGCGTAGCTGTCAGGATCATCGAACTTGCCGATGTTGCGAGGATCATCAATAGCAGCCTTGCGAGCATCAAGTTGAGCCTTGGCAATCTTCCCAATTCTACGATGTCCTACAGTTGCAGCTAGTCCAGCGGTGAGGAAGATCCCTGCATCCTTAGCCTTCTCTGTCCACTCAGCACTGTCAGTAGCAGCCTTGTCCTGCTCAGAAGGTGGTGCTGCAAGATACTCGTCAATCTCGTCGTCTGTGATCTCACCAGCTTCATAAGCATCATCCAACATCAGTTGGTCGAGTTGCAGTATCTCTTCTTGTTCAGCCTTCGATGAACCTATCGGTGCATTGTCTCTGCCTGTCAGGCCGCGTACCACTTCTGGAATAGTACCATCGTACTCCTGTCCATCAGGAGTAACGCCTTTGTCCATCACAATGTCTAAGACGCCATGCACTGCACCAGCCAACGGCACAGCAGAAGCCATCTTAGTCTGTCTGAATGGTGTAGCAACCTCTACAGCAGCTTTAACTGGCTTCCTGATGTAGCCTGGAGTTTTGTTCAGTGCTTTAACAACCTTACCACCCTTAGAGGTAGCAGCAAGTACTCCCATCGGCCCACGAACAAGGCTCGGTATACCGTAGCGTACCAATGACTCTCTAAGGTTAGTAGGATCAGACACTCCTGCAATCTCATTGCCAGCTTGTCGAGCTACATCCATTTCTTCGTAGGCTTGGTTTAGCACTCTCTCAGCAGCATTGTTGCCAGTGAAGGGCTTACCGCCTTTCGCTACATTCGCTTGTCCAGAAGGCATAAAGCTCTTGACCATTGCTGGTATGCCAACAGTCTGTGGAATGATAGCAGGCTTGTAGCGTCCCTTACGCTTGTCTACGTCAGCAGTTACAAGCTCGTGCAATCCTGCACCAAGCTGTCTTGCGTCTTTCAACCAAGTCTGCTCAGGACCAAACAAGTAGTCGTACGCTAGATAAGCGCCACCAGTAGGGCCACCGACATAAGGACGTTTAGCCAACTCGTCTCCCCTTGCCGTACTTCACAACTCTACCGTTCTTCAGCTTCGCAGTGATGATCCCATCGTCACCAACGCTGACATCAGACACGAATGGCAGTGCTCTGAGCCTAGTCACTCGGATGTTGTTAGGATCACCTGAAGGTCGTACGCTTGCGTAAGCTTGAGGACTGTCAACACGTTGCTTGTACTCTCGTGCTTCTCGACTGTTCCATCTGCCAGTGCTCTTAGGTCCAGCGTTGTATCCCAACACAGGATCTTCACCGCGATCAATGCTCTCTTTCAAGTGCAGTGCTGCAACCTCAGCAGCTTGTGCTGGTCCTGCGTAAGCATCAATCTTGTACTTGTCACCGAACAGCTTACGAGTAGAAGGCAAGATTTGGTACACCGTTCGTGCGCCTGTTGGGGATACCTGATTAGCGTTGCTCTTCTCTCCGTACACACGGATGCGCTTCATCAAGCCTTGCGGTAGGTTGTACTTGCGCTCTAGTCTATTCTCGATAGCGTCATAGCCAGCATCGCGGTAACTAGAGAGATCACCGCGCACTGGTTCAGCGGCTGAAGTAGCTGATGCACCGCCGCCCTGTGCACCAGCATTAGGGCTTGCTGTAGGCGCGCGTCTGCCTAACGGTCTGCCTGTTGTGGGATCAATGCCAGCAGCACGTGCTTCTGCTTGTCCTCTTACAATAGCTTCAAGAGGACCAGTCCACTTCAATCCCATCGACGTACCGTTAGTGTTGTAGATTTGCTCTACCTTAGCACCGTCTTTGCTCTCTGCGTTGATCTTAGCAACAGTGGTATCACGTAACAGTCGATCCTCGGGCGTGTCCTCTGTGTAAGCATCAATCTCGTCGCTTACGTTCATTCCTGGAACAAGCTCCATTGGTTCGCCAGTGACAGGATCGCGCAGCAAGTGACTCTTAGCTTCCTCAGAAGGAATAGTACCAGTCTCACCAAGTGTCTTGAAGCCTGAAGCCATCTTGTCTATAGTCTCAGCACGCTTCATGCCAAGGTTGTACACATTGCCAATCTGTTGCTGTACAGGGTTGCGTACAATCCTACTCTCACCCGTTACAGGATCAGTCTCTACAGTCTCGATGCCACCAATGCCTTCCTTGGTGTAGTCAAGATTGCGTCCACCGATGTCGCTTTCACGTTCGGCAAAGAGATCACGCTTCTGTGCCTCAATCTGAAGCTGTTGCGCTCTGCCAAGCATGTTGGCATAAGCTGCTTGCTCTGCATCAGCGTTCATGCGTAGAGCCGCAGCGTTACCCGCAGCTAAAGCAGCACTATCGGTAGGTCCGGTAGCAGCAGCAGTGCTCTGCAAGTAGCCAGCGTACCCCGGAGTGAACACTCCGTACTGTTGCACTTCAGGAACAGGAATAGCTGTAGTCTGTCGCTTGTTCCTTGCCTTTAGTGCGACACTCTCTCTAGGTGTGAACGCCGCCATCAGCCGAACCCTCCCGTCGCTATCTTCTTAGCAGCAGCATCTTCCATGTTGCTGTAACCAGTTAGTAGGTTGGCCCAAGGAGACTTGACACGAGATCGAGTGAAAGCGTCGTACGCTCCCGTTTGTCCTCGTGCAGCATTAGCAATAGTCTGTCCTGCTTGTGAGCCTCCACCCATCGCTAGGTCGAGCTTGTTCATGTCGAAGTCCATCTGCTTGCCAAGGTTCTCTCTACCTAGCTGTTCGTAAGCAGACGGTGCAAACTGTGCGTCATAGAAGTTGCGAGCTTCGTCACCGAACATACCATACGTACCGTAATTCTGTTCAGTGCGTCCGCGGTTTATCCCTTCCGCAAACTCAAGACCTTCGAGGCCAGGCGTACCCACACTTGCTTGTGCACGAACGCGATCACGTGCAAGAGCGCCAAGAGCATCACCAACTGCGCTACTACCAGTGCGGAGTTGCATCGTCCTAGCAGCTCTTTCAGCATCGTCGTATCCCGCATTGAGTTGTCCCGTCCTACTGGCTAACAGTTGTCCCGCAACCGCGTTAGGGTCAACCATCCCTATACCGCGACGGGCAGCATCAATGTCGGTTAAAGCTCGATCTGCTCTTCCACTACTACGTTGCCTCATTCGTTCAAAGTCTAGTAGACCTTGACGCCGTAAGGCTTGGTCCTGCGTGTTGCGCGCAAGCTCTTCAGCATACGAAGCACCTTGGATGCCTTGCTGCTCCGCTCCTAGTGCGTACTCGTACTTACCAGTAGCAGGATTGAAGCGAGTGAAGCCGCCGCTAGGATCGTAGATGTCAGACGAAGTAGCAGCAGCCTGTTTAGCCAACTGTTGAATGTAGTCAGCTATCCCGGTCTGCTTCTCTGTAAGCTTCTTCTGTGACTCGTATTCTTTCTTGGCGTACTTGTTAGCTTTCTTGTCACCCTTGAAGCCAGCATACAAAGCGCCGAGGTCAGCGAGTAGTGCCATTAGAACGCTCCTTGAGAGCCAAGCCCTCTATTCATTGTGTTAAGACGCTTCCTCTCACCTAATGCAGTAGCTACATCAGTATCACGTAGATTGAGTGCTCCCTGTGCAGTACCAACGGAACCGCCGATCTTGCCAAAGTCGAAGAAGTTCTTACCACCTAATGTACCACGAAGAGCACCTTCTGCTCCTGTGGTAGTGCGACCTAAGTAGTCGGTTCTGTTCCCGATATAGGGATCGAGCGAGAAGGTGGGATCACCTGGAGTGTACGACTGATAAGCATCCCAAGCATTAGTGTCGATGTCGTTAAGATCACCGCGCCACTTATCTATAAGGCCACCACCAAGAGCACCAAGCTCTGATCGTGCAGTTCCAGCAGCAGTGTTGATCGCTTGCTGTCCTGCGTTGTATCCGACATCATTGTAGATGCCTCTGGCCTTACCGCGATCTAGCTGTTGCTGTGCAGCAGTCTTTTGTTCACCGAGGATGGAGTTGATCGCATCGTCAAGCATAGTGCTAGGCAGTGCTGCTCTATCAGCACCAACACCAAACTTACTCTCAAACTCCTTCATAAACTCGTTCTGCTTCTGAGCGTTCTGCGCCTTCACAACATTTGTTGCGATGTCGTCACCGAACACTGAGTAAGGGTCTTTGTTGAGTGCAGCAACTTCCGCAGCCCTGTCGTACTCCTTGTTGATCGCGTCCATGTATAACGCAGGATCAAGTCCCTGAGCACGTAAGTTAAGCTCTGCGCGTTGCATCGCTGCTTTGCGCGCCATTGCCATCTTAGCAGGATCAATGACCTCCGGTGGAGGAACAAGAGGCGTTTCCGGCGCTATAGCCGCAGGTGCAGGAGGCGGTTGCAAAGCTTGCCTAGCAAGTCTGCTTTCTTCCGCGTTCCTAAGAACATCAGCGAAGTTCATCGCCCCTTTCCTTTCTTCTTCGCTTTGCCAGCCTTACGCAAAGCAATAGCGATAGCTACATTAGTGGGTCGGCCAGTTTTCTTAAGCTCTCTGATGTTGGAGCTAATAGTCTCTTGGCTCTTGCCTTTCTTGAGTGGCATCACAGTAGTCCTATTGCGATCCAAGTGAACTGCCCACTGCTACCACCGTTGTTGTAGCTTATGCTTGTAGCAGTAGGTGCGCTGTGATTGTGTACGTCAGCCTCGTCTGTAAGGACAGCGTTACCGCCGTTGACCATTGCAAATGGTGGCATTGAGTAAGGAGTTGGGAAAGCTACAACACCGATAGCACCACTAGCAGCGGTTGAGATACCTGCTTGGATCATCAGTGTTCTGCCACCATCCAGTGCGAACCTTATATCGAGCGTGTTAGCACCAAAGTTAGCTGATACCAACCCAATAGCACCAAGTAGTGCTCGTCCACCAGCAGCATCAGCAGCCGTTAGTAGTGACCTACCGAAAGCAGTGGTTACTAAGCCTGAGATAGCTTGTAGATGAGCACTGAAGCCTTGAATATCGACGCCAATCTCTAGACCTAAGTTGTCCCTAGCACCAGCAGCATTGTCCGCGCCTGTGCCACCACCTGCGATCGCCAAGTCAGTACCAGCATTGTCCCAATCAGCACCATCAACTTTGTCTTGTGTTGCGAGTGCTCCTAGTCCTAGATTGGTCCTTGCATCAGGAGCAGTAGAGGCTCCAGTACCTCCGTTAGCTAGTGCGAGTACGCCAGTAGCGTCACTGACATCTACTGTGCCGGTGATCGTACCTCCAGCTATCTCCAACCCGTTGTAAGCAGTTACCTTGCCACTGATAAGGTCGATGCTAAGGCCATTGGCAGTACCGCTAGAGCCTAGCCGCATGACATTAGCAGCTTCTTCAGTGATTACGAAGTCATTAGCGCCAGCAACATCCATTCTGATGCCACCCCCGCCTAAGCTAAGGCCAGTGGGGTTCAGTGACATTACGGGAAGGGAGTCCCTACCAAAGACGAGTTCATCAGTGGAGTGGTTGTACTGTATAAAGCCAGCATTAGAACTCTGAGGATCACCGAATGCTATTGTGCCACTCTTGGTGTTAGGAGTGAGTATGTTAATCCCTGTGTTCTCGTCCGATGAGATCACTAACTCATTGTAGTCGATCCCTGGAACAGCACCACTTGGTCCTGCAATGATGTTGATCTGTGAGAACTTCTTCAGTGGCGCTACAGTGTTGAAGCTTAGGCCATTGTAGATCGCTTTGACAGGCTCACCAACTAGGAAGTCGCCAGATGATACAGGCTGTCCCAGAATTAGCATTGGGATAGCAGCTTGACCATCGACAGATATAGTTGTTGGGCCTGTTGGTGAAGCAATAGGAATGAACACTACTGTTAAGCCGTTAACAAGCGGCCGATCAGGTGTGTAGTCCAGTGTAATAGCGTTCGCAGTGCCACCTACTACTGGCAAAGCTACATCACCGAACGATGCTTGGAACATGGAGTCCAGCAGCAACCAGTTGTACCACTCGTCGTCATGCCAGTTGTCAGAGTTGAAGTCGATCAACTTAAAGCCGCTGTACGTGTAGTTGTAGATGCTCATCTGTTGATCCCCCCAAGGAGATAGTGCAGGGAGATTGACACAAAGCTTAAGCCCGCGTCACTCAATCCACTGAACCGGAGTTTCGCTATCTGGAACTTGCACGGCCATACGTAGTGCCACTTACGAGCGGTGTTCCGTCCACCGCCATAAGGTTGTGGTCCTTGTCCAAAGTGTCCTTCTCCCCCACCACTAAACTCTGTAGTCAGTGCGGGAGCATCCACTCCCTTGTTGGTGTAGAAGTTATCGACATACATCCTTGTGTCGAACTCACTAAGCCCTCTTGTGTCGAACGATATATGCTTTGTGGTCTTAGACTTAGTGCGTTGTCCGAAGTCAAGCCACGGCAATTCCCAATCAAACGGGATGGGTTCACCATTATCAGTGTGGATTGGATCATCGTCGCTCCCTAGTACCCAAATGTCTGCGTTCTTATCTCCAAAGAATACACGCCCGGTAAGGGATCGAACACCACAAGTGAAGTTCCAGTTACCAAAAAGGGACCAGCACTCCTGCCGCAATGCTGGACGGTAACTGTATACGAATGCTTTTGTCTCTGTAGTGTCTGCAACAGTCTCGGCGTTAGGCACGAAGAGCATGAACTGGCCAGCTGAACGATTGTAGACGCTAAAGACATGGTTCTCCATCGCCTCGAAGCTAAGTGGCTTGAGTGCAGCCTTTATCTCTGGATCAATAAGATAGGATAACCGTTCTGGCTTGAAACTCGTTGACAGTGCAGTACGCTTAATACTAGGCACTCCTTCAAGATCCATAAACAGCCCATCGTCGCCGTAAGCAATGCCGCTGCGGTGACTAATCGAACCGTAACCGGATACTCCATCCTCAAAGTTGGGAGTGTGATTGCCGTCTGCATCGTACTCTCCCAACTGTCCGAACAGCAGTCCCTCTGCGAACATCACAATAAGCTTGCCGCGAAAGCCAAGAAGCCCGCGAATAGTAGTAGCCCCAGGCAAGATGCTACCAACGTCAAGACGAGTACCATCATTAGGTTCAGGGTCGCCGTACCACGTACCATGTGCATCCTTTGCGCTGATATGTATGCGATCGGGTTCTAGTGGATCACCAGCCATTACCAAGTAGCGACTGATAGCTGTCACGTACTTGCAGATGGGTACGTTGAGGTTGGATGTCGTTGCTGCATCCTGTAGATACTCAACTCTGTACTGATTGTCGATGTCCAGAGGCTTATCTTGTCCGTTGCAGATGATAAGATGATCGTTGAACTCCGCAAACGATACGAAGTCAATAGGAGAGGACCATCCGGTTGGGCTGTTAGGCAGTGCCGCTGCAATAGCTTGATCCCAGATCAGTCCTACTGCTCCGTTACCTGTGACTTTGCATATCTCACCATTGCTGAACACTACAATGAGTGCGGAGTTGAAGTAGTAAGCGTCAACTGCGTACGCATCACCTGATAGCAGCGGTCGGCACTTAGCGAACAAGCGGATACCTTGTCGCACTGCCACTGATCCATCGCTGTCTGCTGATACATTGTACGCAATGCGGGCGAACTGATGCCCAAGGTTCATATCATCGTCTAGCACATTCCAACCGCCGTTAAACTCACGCAACGTAGTGTGTTGCAGGTTCTGGCTGATCCTGAATTGCTTCGGTATGATCTTCTCTAGGCGCATCTTAATTCCACTGTGATGGGATTTGCTCTGAGCGCGGGTTCAACAACACTACATTGTCAAACTCCGCTTCTTCAAGAGCTTTCATCCTGCTATCGAACAGTCCTTGCATCTTCGCAGCAGCGCCAGCGTTACTTGCATCATCAACTAGGTAGTCCCAGGCGGCAAAGTAACACAGCGCAAGGCTGTCGAATGGCACAATCTCGTTGTTGGTAAACTCTCGAAGAGGTCGTTCGCGCCCAACTACTACAATGTTACCCTGCGATCCTAGCGGGTAAACAGTGAAGAGCGTCGCGTCTGCTGTCGGTTCGAGAAATCTTGGCACCGTTCCATCAACCAAGTCCAGTATGTTGTAGCTGAGGGGCATAACGGTGAGTGGGTGCTGACTATTCGCTCTAAAGACATCACTTACATCTTTCCACTCTTTAATGAGGCTGAACGGGAGTACAGGTTTCCCCGTAACCCCGTCCAGCATCCTTGCCTCGCGTCGAACGAAAGAGGGCCAAAACTTCGCAGTGAAGCAGTGGTCAAAAGCGTGTTGCAGCTTTTGCATTATGGCTTCTTGAGCATACACTTGAGTATTGACACCAGCAGCTTGATAAAGCATACGTTCTGTGTCAACAGTCAGTTGCATTAGTGTCTTGAGCATAACGACCCCTCAATGTAGCGGGAGTGGCATCGACGCAAGGACGAGATACGTTTTTACCACTCCCTACCGTCACGAATGACGGGTTTAGGCCGCTTGGATACCGTGCAAGCCCCCGTTGCCATTGGCATTAAGGATGTTGTACGGCTGGAACTTAGCCATAATCCGATTGCTGCCATTGAGAGGCGTTGTCGGGGCATAAGTACCACGCGGATCACCAGTCGTTGAGGTCTGCGGGTCAACAAGTGAGCCTGGAACCAAAGCTCCCGGCGCTGCTTCGACACCGTTACCAATTTCTTCCATCACCGCAGCCATGCGATAAGGAAGTCCAAGCAACGGTCCCCAACCAACACTCACTGCACCCGTAAATGGATCAATACCATCAATCCACTTAAAGGCTTTCTTGCCAGCAGCACCAGCACCGATTGTCTCGCTCACACCTTGACCGAGATAATCCTTTCCGCGCACAGTGATGCCACCACCAGCACCGTTCGTGACATTACGCCCGTACGGTGCATCAGCAGTGTCATTACCGAACACAGTCAGTGGAGTACCAGCTACGCCAGCAACCGCATTAAGGATGTTCGTCGCCACGGCAGCGACAGGGGTTAAGAAATCCACAACAAATGCAGCACCGTGGATCACATCGGCTGCATATCCCATCGCAGGGACGTAGGCACTGTACCTACGGTTGCGAAACGATGCTACTCTCTGTACCATTTATTCGCTCCTCACTTTAGTTCTCGCCGGACGGTGAACCTCTTCTTCATCTACTTCATCCAGTATGTTGATGTTTGTAGCATCACCTTGTGGATTGTTAGCGAAGTCGTAAGGATCACCGCCAATGTCGATCACATCGCCAGTTTCCATATCAACCATTCGCGGCTTAAGATGGTATCCCATTTCCTTAAGTGCAGCGAATGACGTTACACGAATGCTGTGGCCCTGCGGAAAGTAGATCATGTAGCAGTCACGCTCTTCGGTGACTGTTTCCTGTTGGAGTGACTTCTCTTCAGGGTCCATCCAACACTTTTGATAAGTGACCATTTCTTTCCGCGGGCCTTTAACAGCGTATCGGGCGCGTATTCTTGCCATTGTTCGTCCTTCCAATAGCGTTAAGCGTTGTTGAGCACACCGTGCGTACGATATGCTTTCCATAGAGTGAACTGGCCCTGCCAAACGACTCTCGAACCATGAGCGTCAGTATCCCAAGGCGCAGAGAGGGACTTCACCTTCATGTTAACGTGCTTAAGGATTGTGGTCCTCAAGTACTTACTGTTGATGAAGTAAGCCTTATTCACCGGGCAATCCTCATCGTAGAGAATTGGAATGCCTTGGTGACTAATGCCAGTAAAGCCGAGATCCATCATGCGCTTACCATTGCTGGTTTCGCTCAAGTTGAACACAACCTTCTCCCGAACCGCAGCGCGATACAGGCGATAGATGTTGCGACCAACAAGGATGAGATCAGGCTTGTCACTCTTCAGCGTAAGATCGAGCAGAATGTCGTCAAACGCTTCCTCAATGTTAGAAGCATTCAGCGCACCAGCGAACTGATACGATGAAGTCCTCCACTGAGGTTCGGTAGCACGATTGATACCACCGAGCACTCCGGTTGTGGGATCATCAGGAATTAGTGACGCCAATCCAAGTGGATCAGTGCCGCCGCCCGCCGCGTACAAGTACTCGGAGAACTTTTCCTTGATGCTCTCTTCCAGAACGTCCATCTTCGCTTTCATAAGCTTAAAGATAGCCGCCTCACCACGGTTCTCATCTTCTTCCTGATCGGAAATGATGACGGTGCCAGCCACACGTGACCAGTAATACCGTGCCGTAGTGAACTCGTTGGTCTGTGCCACAGGTAGCTGATCGTAGTATTCGTACGACGCTACGTTGGGGTTGCGACCAGTAGTGAGAGGATTGGTGATGTCGTAACCACCATCCTCGTAATCGACGCGATCGTTGGCGAAAGCCCATGCCATTAGCGCATTGCTGCGTACTGACGCCATGATTAGCTTCCGCCTCGACTTTGTGAGCGTCGAGTTTAGTACGGTTGCTAGTGCCACTTCAGTCTCCTAGATGTTAAGTCCACTTTCGCGCATTGCTTGCTTAACAATGTCTCCAGTGTCCATATCGTCGGATGCAAGAGCGGTAACGTCAGCAGAATTGATTGGTGCATTCGCCGCGTTGTTCCCTGCGGGTAAGGGTGCTCTATTCTGTGGAGGTTGACCGTTTGCATTTGCTGGATCAGCACCTAGACCTAGATTTTGTTCCAGGCTAAGGGACCAGTCATAACCCTTCTCTGAGAAGGCGTCTCTGACTTGGTAATACGCGTCCTCAATGTCGAGGCCGGGGTGATCTCGCAAGACAGTTGCAAGTAGCTTATCATGCGGTCGGGCGTCGGGGTGTCTACCAAAGAAAGCATTTGCTTCGTTAGCAGCTTCGTCTAGTATTTCCTCGTCGCTTTGGTACTCAGTGTCGTCACGTTGCGGTAAGCGTTCGTCAATCATGCGCTGTATTGCAGCCATGTCAACACCGCTTCCGATGTCGTCTATACTATAGCCTTGAGCGGCGGCTTCCGCAAGCAATTTCTTCAAGGTTCCTTGGGGGTCTCTTTGAAGATCGGTAATGATACGCGCTCCCAACGCAAGCTGATCGGGTGCAATACCATGTATTGACTGCACAGACTGCTGAACAGTAGCTAATTGGTTCTGCACCTGCTGTAGTTGGTTGCGTACATTAGAAAGCTCTTGTTCCCTTGTGTGTAGCTGCGCTCGTGCGATCTCACGCTGTTCATAGAACCTACGCTCGGGGCCACCTTTAACAACAGTACCGTCACTAAGCTTTAAGTCCTTGGGACTAGGAGCACTTGGTTCTTGCGGCGCTCCTTCTTGCTTAGGCTTCTGTTGTGGCTTACCGTCGCCATCACCGCTTGGGCGATCTTCAGGCTGCTGCTCCTTACGCTCTTCCGGTTGTTGCTCTGTCGGCGGAGTTTCAGGCTTCCCATCTTGTGCCTCGATTGCGATGTCGATGTTACGCTCAATGTTGTCAGTGATGTTTTCGTCCGATAGTCCTGGCATTGTATTCGTCCTTCTCTCTTACGAGGGTTGTAGTCCACCCAACTGTGCCTCAATCTGTTCTAATGCTTCGCTCGGAGGCACTCCAGCTTGCACCATTTCTTGCAACTTCTGTTGCGCTTGTGGAGGTAGCTTTGCTATCTTCATCTTCAGTTGTTGCAGCATTGCTTCATCTGTTAGTGGCGGTCCCGGTTGTGGTGGCTGTCCCGGTGCGCCCCCCTCACCCTGAGCAGCACCGGGACCACCGCCAGCTTTAGAAAGACCTTGCATCATCGTTGTCTCGACGCGTTCCCAATCTTCATCAGCGACGGTGAACTCATCAAACGCACGCTCGAACATCTTAAGCATCAAGATAACAACAGCAGGAGAAGCAGAAGCGAATTGCCCCATCACCTGTCCCATTTCAACTGCTTGTTGCTTTTTCTCACGGCTATTCGGCTTCGCGCTAGAGCCACTCTCAACGCGAACGGTAAACTCTTTCTCAAAGTCTCTAGGAGAGTTAACCTTCTGCCAAGTTTTCGCAAGCTCTGCTCCTATGAATGGCACAACATCTTCTGCATCCCACTCTGTGCAACACAGCAAACAGATGTTCCAACTGAGATCAGCGATAAAGTCCTCAATCAAGTCCACTCTTTCCTCAACACGGATGTCTGTGTTCTTGTTGTAAGTCTCCACAGCTTTGTTCGTGGTGTTGGTCTTGAACTGAGCACCACGTTGTGCTTCATTGATACCAGTGATCCTGTTGATCGCTTGGAACTTACTATCAGGTGAGAAGAACTCAGGAATGTTCAATCCCGGTGGAACGAAACTGAAGATGTGGTCTGCGAGCTTACTACCTTCTGGAAGGCTAATGCCACGTGCAGTACCATCATCGCCCTTCAACACTTTCTCTACATCTTCTTGAGTGACAACGTCCTTGTTGTACAGCACGTTACGACGCGCCCACTGTCTGCCACGACGCACTTCATCTGCAATCTCATTGATTGCATCCTGCTGATCCAAGTAGTACGTTACCTCTCCTTTAGGTGCGTGAGAGTTAGTGCTCTCATGGAACCACAGTCTAAAGTACGGGAAGAACCTTGGAAGTCTGTGTGGATCATCCCATACCCACAACGGCCATGTCCAACAGTTGTCAGCATACATTAGGACTCGTCTTGTGGCTTTGTCCCAGATGTACCAGACTTTAGTATGCTTGGCCTTGTCAAAAGCCACGGTATTGTCGTAACCGTACGTCGAGGCGTTAGCATCTTCGGCGGTGGAAAAGAGAGAAAAAGTATTGACTTGCTCCTCAACAGCAGCCGTGGACCCACGACCGGCATCAAGAACGTGCGTTGGCGAGTATACCGACCGCGTTTCTTTACCATGTTTGCTTCCATATACAGCGTTGATGTAACTGGTTGGTAGATAGTCCCACTCCATCATCCACATAGCATCACTGCTATCAGGCTCAGTAGAGCTAGGATCAACGACAACACGATCAGGCAGAAGGTTCTTCATAAACGGACCACTAGGATTGAGAAGTGCAATCTTCTCTTCTAGTGCCATCAATTCACCTTCAAGCTCCACTACTCGCTTCTTGTCAGTAGCAGCTTCCATTTCCTGCGAGATACGCTGCAACTCTGCAACAGCAGCTTCATTGCCATCCTGCTTAGATGTAAAGCCGATCTTGATAAAGCCACTGTTAGTTAGCAGCGTCGTGAGGACGGTGCGACGTAGCTTCGGTTTTGCGTTAAGACCGGGGAGTGCTTTCTTCGCAAGGAGTGTGTTGATAAGTCGTTCGATCCCTTTGGCGCGTTCAAGGTTAGCATCCACATCTGTAGTGATAGTGATGGTTGGGTTCTTTGCATACAGCATTGGAACCATGATGCTACAGTTGCTGAACACCACGTTCTCAGTCTCACGCCACTCTCCTGAGAGCCTGTATCCCGGCTTATTACCTGCACGTTCTTCGCTTGAAGTGCGGTGAATGAGTTGGTCATTGTCGTAGTAGCGGATTGCTTCGCTCCAGGCATCTTCTGATCCCTTACGATTGCGTAATCCCTGTTCCTTGCGACTATTCCACACCAAGCCAACTGCTTTAGTTACAGGTATCTTAGTGTCACCGACCATCTGATAGACAGGTTCAGGCGCAGTTTTCTTCTTACTGCCACGACCAGCACCGACCCGCTCTAGGTTCTTTTCAATGGGGTCATAATCTTCAGCCATAACGGTGCTTCCTATTATCAGGAGTAGTGTTGTCGTTTACTTCACCCCAACGCATGTAGCTTGGCTTAACATTGAACACTCTACGTTGGTACAGTGCTAATCGCGGACGGTTTGTGAAGAAGTACTTGGTCATGTCCATCGCGTGATCGTTCTTGTCGTTCGGCACATCCTGGACTTGTCCTGCGGTGTCCTTCTTCCAGTAGTAGTCAACTATCTCTCGATCCCACCAATCCAAGTGATTAGAGACAAAGAAGCGTGGTGATCCTAACTCTCCCGTCATTGGATGAGGATGCTTCAGATCAATCTCCAAATAGCTCTGTACCTTTGCCAATCCACTCACTATGTTGTTGTTTGCTCTAGTGCAGCCTACTTGGAGTTCCCTAAGCATCCCGGCGACTGTAACACCGACAGTTTGAGTGCTACCCGGACCTCTTCTAAAGATAGCAGGGTCTGCGAGTACAGGGCGGAACGACGCATCGAAGCCGATTTGCCCTGCGACTTCTTTGCGATGATCCTTGATACGTGTTGCGATTTTCTCTGGGCTAAGTTCTGCTTCATAGAAACCTCCCATCAAGAACGCGTTGCCGTAGCTGTCGCTAAAGCCAATACCGTAACAAGCAGGAACCGCAATCCCATGATCGTACGCTTCGATAATCTCTGGCTTAAGACCTTCTCTAACTTGCCTAGCAAAATAATCAATGATCTGATCTTGAGGAAGTAGATGCACCATCTGATTATATTGCGGATAAACCAGACCCTCAAAAGCACCCCAACCTCCCATCAGGTAGCGTTCGCGCATTTGTCCTTTGTACGCACTCTCAAGCCCCTGAATGTAATCTTCTGGAAGGTTCTCTGCATTCGTGTACGTTGATCCCTCAAACAACTCGATGATTGGTTGCTGTGTCTCTCTGTCAATCAGCAAGTCAGGGTTGTACAGTCCAATGCGGTGATCCATTACAGGCTTTACTAACTTACGGTATACCCAATTACGTGTTGGGTTGCACAGTGCAATCATCCAACGTGGTCCTGTACGTGGCATTGTAGGATCATCGCCATCGTAGATAGTGTCACCGCGCAAACGGCCAAGTAGATCGAGAAAGTCCTTCTCACTAATCTCAGGATCTTCTATCTGATCTACAACGATCCAATCATAAGTAGCACTCAAGAGATTAGAACTGGAGCCTTCACCGCTTTTACCATGCTGCTGCACGTAGCGGAAGTTAATCACTGTTCCATTCTCTAGCTCGATCAGGTTCTCAACTGACAACGCTCTACGCTTAATCCAACTGTCAGGACACCAATCTAGAAACTCTTTTCGGATGGTGTCATTGAGCTTAGGATAAGTGCTACGAGCAATAAGCCCATTAGACCCAGGATAAGCCTTTGCAAGCTTGAGTGCTTTAATGACACCTGCCGTCGTCTTTCCATTGGCGAAACCGCCGCCAAAGATTTGCACCTTCGCACGCGAGTTCTGGAACTGGTCCTGTAACGAACCTCTTATCTGTTTGTACTGCTTCATTCTTCGACAACAGTGAATGCTTGACCAGTGGTAGCACCGAAGATAGAGATAGCACTCGTTGCTTCCTCTTCCTTCTTACCACCAGCAGGAATGACATCACTACCATTCAATCCAGCAGCACCCGCAGTACCTATAGAGTTGACCCACAAATCACCAACAGAATTGTTGATGATCTTAATCTCTCTGCGACTAGGATTGTTAGGAGCAGCTACTTGTGCAGTACCACCCGCAGTGATAGTGCCTTGTGTTGCTACTGGAGTGAACAGCTCAACTCCTGCACCATTGCCACTCAAATCTCTAAAGAGTTTCATGCTATATCTCCTTATTCTCGTCTAGGATGAACCAGCAGTTTGCAGCAGTGTTCCAGATCAACTGATAGATCAACCACTTATTAACAATGGTTGCTCCTGAAACTCCAGTTACATTCGCAGCCCTAACTTGAGCCAAACCAGCAAGCCATGTGAGGACACGCTGCACACCGTTGTCCTTAATCATAATAACAGTGCGCTGTCCATCAGTAAGGCCAGGCTGAAGAGAAATCGACATTGCCACAGCAAGACTGTGAACCGTTGCTATCCGATCGCTGGAAGCAACAACAAGTGCTGCTGTTGAAGCAATGCTCTGTGTAGTGCCACTCTCTATTCCACCCGCAGCAACGAAGCGGCCAGTGTGATGCAACAGACCAGTGTTATCCCATGTAAGATGCGACCACTCTGCTGTACCATCTGGGCTAACAGCTTGTAAAATACCATAGCCTGATGTTGGGTTGCCCTTGATGCGAAGTGCACCAGTTGAACCAACATTAGGCGTTTGCAAGTTAGCAATGCCACCGTACAACTGATTGGTAAAGAATATGTCGCTGGTAACGTGCAAGCCAGTGTTGTCAAACACTCCAAACTCAGTTAATCCATCTAGGCTACGTAGCTTATGGCTTGGTGCATCGTGGTTAAACCCTTGAGCAGTAATGATCCTTCTTGCACGCTTGGTAGATGCTCCACCAGCAGAGATAAAGAACTCATCGAAGATGTAGTAGTTCGATGAATAGAGATTAGTAACTAGATCGGCTGGTTCTCCACTCTGCGGTCCAAACCATATAGTGCTCGTGTTAACACTTAAGCTAGCATTGATTGTCAATGCACCTGAAAGCACCCCGCCCGTCAGCGGAAGGTAATTCGCCAGTTGCGAAACGGTTGCAAGTGGAGAGCCGTTCAACCGAATGGCGTTGCCGGTGAAATCGAAATAGCCGGTGTCGCAATTGAAAACGACTTTTTCCAGCGAACCACTATTCAGGAAATTATGGCTTCCAATGCTGGAATAAATGTAGGTCGGCAAGCCTTGTCGAGAATAAATGATGTTATTCCCTAAAGCGTTCATAATGAAATCGTTGCCGGTTTGCAGCCCGCCGGTTCCGGTGATTTTGCCGGTCGCGGTGATGCCGCCAGTAAGGACTAGGCCGGTTGGACCGAATTTCGCATAATCGGTGAAATGCGATTGAAGGGTTCCGTCAGCCGCAAGATTGCAAAGGATAATTTGGTCGCTGCCGGTAAACAGGCGCGTTGCGTAATTGCTGCCCGAATAGCCAAGTTCTAGCCCATAACTAGATGAGCCTTCATAAACGAGTAAGCCGGGATTGCGGGTGGTTATGTCGGCATTGCTGTTCTTATTAGCGTTGACGCCAGCCGCCGAGAACTTGCCTGTGCTGGTTAGCGAAGCGCGAACGGCTGCACCGCTGTAGAAATTGAGCGTGTCGGCATTGGCATAGAGAAGGAAATTGGCAGTAGAGTCGCGGGCAGTGACATTCATCGCCGCGTTCGCGCCTTGAGTTGTGATTGAGCCGGTCGCCGTGATTGGGCCGCTAGTATATAAGGTGCTTGCGGTTATTTCAATATGCCGCCCACCTTCAGCAACAAACTGAATACCGCTTCCAGTTGGCGCGTTTCCAAGAAAGCCCGCTCGCGCTCCGCCCGCTACATAGAAGGAAACGTAACCCGAATTGGACGCAGTGCCGGGTTGAAGATCAATAGAGCCTTGACCTGCTGTAGCAGAGCTTGCAGTGATAGCGCCTTTGACTGTCAGCGGCCCCGTCAGTGTTCCACCTGTTAGTGGCAGATAGTTTGCTAGTTGTGAAACAGTAGCAATAGGAGCACCACCAACTGTTTGTACAGTCATTGTAGTACCAACGCCACCGACTAACACATCACCGTAATCGCCATCAATTAGTCCACCACCACCACCACCACTACCAATCGGAACACCGTTGATCTTGTAAGTCCTACCAGCAGGAATGTTGATGCCTGTTGCGTCGATAGTTGCGTTAATCGTTTCTGTGTCATAGTCGAGAACGCTAAAAGATGGTGCCAGTGCTAAGAGGCCCATGTTGTTGTCTGCAAGTATGATCGCTTTGTTGACACCAGCGTAGTCTAGGTTGATGCTACCGCCGAATGGCTGGTCAATAGTTACAGCACCTCTAACCCTGAGAGGAACTACTGTTTCTATTTCAGCAGGACCGATAGCCATATATGTTTGGCTCTCGTCACCACTACCGAAAGAGAACGTATCAGACTGAAGATACATCATAGGATCGCCAACGGTGGGTCCATACAATGCACCAACTTGTGTCAGGTGATTGTTCGTAGTGTAGAAGATCGTCGGGTAAGCGTCGGTGGCATCCATGTAGATGTTTTCACCGTCGAGCTTCGTATTGCCATAGTACGAAATGCTCAACTCACCATCAATGTTCTGATCGCCAGTGAAGTTGTTGCCTCCGTCGAGGTTAGCCTTATCATTCATTGCTTCCATGAGAGCATCACGAATAATGATAAACTCATCACGAAGTTCGTAGAAGTCACTCATGTAAGCGACTTCATCACCACCCGGAGTGTAGCCATCACCAACACGCAGACGTTCACTGTCAAGCGCATAAGCAAGCTCACCCTGATCTAACACCATTGTGTCAAGAGGAACAGGATCATTTGCACGAGGCACACGGTTATCAGAAGGCCACACGTTAAGTGCGACACCCTTACCATTACCACTAAGATCTTCTACATCGGTAACAGCATCGTATGGCAGTCCAGGAATGTCGGTCATGTGTCAACTTCCTCTGGAGTTACGTCGATCATCGGTACATCTTCGTTGGCTTTCTTCTCGATGTACACAATGTTGAGGGCATCCTCCATCTTATGTCGATGCTCTACCACATCAGCAGGGCGATGTCCTGCACGATCAAGTACATCCTTAGATGCAGTGAACGCTAAGACATCGTTGTCTGACTGCGATAGGTTAATGATTTTGGTTGCTGCGCTGTTCGCGTGTGTCTGGAACAACTCACGCACAGTGTCCGACTGCGTATGCAGCATATTAGCTTTCGCAGTTTCCATGAACTCGATGTAAGCATCTAGCGTACGGATGCGCTCAATCTGCTCTACAGTCAGAGAGCCATCTAGTGCGATGCTAATGTCTTGGTCATTCAACCCAAACAGAGTGTAGAACGCAACTAGGGCGACGCCACTGAGTTGCTTTGGGGGCAGCGGCAACTCAGTGACGCTCTTGCGCGTACGCGCCACAATCCGCTGCGCTTCCCCTGGGCTGGGAATAAGCACAAGCGGTTGTTCTTTGATTGGTCTACCAGTTGACGGATCAATCTTCGTTCCATCAGCGAGTACCAAAGGTTCGTTATCTTCAGGTAACAGCATTATCTCTTCAATCTGTTGTCTTGCCAGTTGGTCGGCTTACCAAAGCTACCACCATGCCACATACCACGCCCGCGGTTCGGTCTACTACCACCTACAACATTTACATTACTTAGTGGACGTTGTGCTGGCGGAGGTAATGCTGCTCTCTTTCTAGCAGCGATCGGTGCAGCAATAGCAGCGGGTGCAACAGGTGCTGCAATCGTAGGGACATCGTACAGTGATGCAGGAATGTCTACAGGCATCTGCGGTGATCTTGGCATCATTTCATCAGGTGCAGACAACTCTGGAGGTAACTGTCCTCCTGTTGGTGCTGATACTAAGTCGTTAAGCTTAGGACCGTTATCCAACACGTTAACTGGATCGAACGATGTATCCACTGCACCGGGAGCTATTGCAGGTGGTCCAGCAGGAACAGCAGGAATAGGAGCAACACCGGGAGGTGCTTTAGGTCCACCACCACCAACTAAGCCTGCAAGCTGCGGCCCAATGAGCATTTCTAACCACTTGCCAATGTCAGCCATCTACTTGCCCTTTGCTCTCTTGCGTTCGGATAAAGTCTTAGGAGTTGTCTTGCCTTTACGCGCAGTCTCCTTACGCTTGACAAGTACCTTAACAATCTCAGGAGCGGGTGGACCTTTGCGCTTTGGCTTCGGTCCTGGCTTCTTCTTCGGCAACACTGGACCTACATAAGCTTTCTTCGGCTCCTTAAGCCAAGGCTTTAGATCTTTCACTGCTTCCTTTAGCGGTTGCTTCGCATCACGAATAGCTTTCACAACTTCGTTAAAGGATTTGCGTTCGCCCTCTTCACGCGGAACTCTGCGATCAGGAGTGAATTGCTGCGGAGGACGATCTACAGGACCGGGACGCCTTCTGTTGATCCTCTCCGTCTTTGCAGCAGACCGCGCACGAGTACGTGCTATCTCACCTGAAACTCTAATAGCTTTAGCTAACTCGCTACCACCAAGATCCGCTGCTTCATCTAGTGGCGCGGTATAGGTGGGGAGTACAGGACGCGGTGTTAGCGGTGCAGGGGGCGGTATCTGTCCTTCACCCGGAACACGAATGTTGCCTCTTGCACGTTCTGCAAGTGCTAACGGTATCTCTGATGTAACATCAGTACGCGTAAGTGTTGGAGGCGGTAATGCACCTGCACTTGGCACAACACTTGTTGCCACTGCTGCTTGAGGTTGATGTGTAAGTAGTTTTGGTGCTTCAGGTGCAGGTAAACTAGTAGGAGCCTTCTTCTCCATTCCAGGATGTCTTAATCCTGTACGCGGAGGAGGACGTTGGATACCTTTGTCTGGGTCTTTAATCTCACCAGCACCAGTATCAACAGTTTTTGCACCTTTACCTTTACGTGCAAGTCCTTTGCGTCCTGCTAATGCAGCAACAGCGAGTGGTAACATCCACCACGGACTAATACCATCACCGCCTTCAGCAGTTTTCTTCTGTACTATTGGCTCTTCTGGAGGCAATTCCATCGGTGGCGCAACAGCAGGTGGAGGCGGTGCAACTTGTTCAGCCAACTCACCGCGTCGCTTGTCGCGTAACGCCATGATAGCAGCAACAGCGGATTGCGGCTGGGGTTGTCCACCAACAAATGCAGGAGGCGGTAACACCGATGGAACGCCTTGGGACATATTCAACCCCAAGCGCCGCAACTCTTCTTCTATTGCTGAAATTGGTACAGCAGGATCAATTGCGGCGCCTGAAGCTGGAAACGGCATCACACAAGCCTATCAAAGATGAAGATTGCAAAGACGATTGCACCCAACGTATAAAACGCAAGGGTCACGAACCTGTCAACAGTCACTGGATCACCTCCTTTCGGTTACACACGCGTAAAGGCGGGTCCACCATTCCCACTGAGATCTTTGGGAAATGCAAACGATGGTTTCTTCTTCGTGAACTTCTGTTTCAGTGCAGCAGCGTCAGCAGCAGTGGAATTGCGGTTGATGAGTTGCTCTTGCTCGATCTTTGCAACAGACTCTTCAAGAACATTCACAGGATGCTGTCTGCGTCCTTTGACAACACTTGTTGCGGCTCCTGGAGCAGCGCCTACTGTCGTAGCTACAAGTTTGTTGTTCACAAGGCGATGCGTAAGCGGTGTAGTGTTACGGGGGAGTATGCCACGCTCCGTACCACCTTCAAAACCCGGTGCATTCTCTGCCATTTGTGTCTCCTGTGTATGTAGTTGGAGTGTAGTTGGCTTAAATAGTGTAGTACTATTATATACCACCATCCCCTCCCAACCAACCTCAGCTTATCTGCTGTTTTTACATATAGCAAGGGGGGTGTCAAGCGAAATCGACACAGGGCCACGAAAAAAGGCGGGGGGCTAGGGGGGTCGTTTGTTGTTTCGAGGCAATGGCGAAGCCTTTGCCGAGGAACTTCACTACTTCACATCACTAAACAACACCACTCCCACTAATATACAACACTATACAACAAGTGATGATAAGAATGTAGTACTCCAGGAACAAGAATGGGGGAATGTAGGGGTCTGTGATCTCAACTCGTGTCCCTACGGGGTCACTTGCGGTGCGCTTTTGGATTTGGGGCGGGGATATGGGGGTTGGAATTGTATAAGTGGCCCTTTATAGCGGAATGTGCTTGCATCGTGCAGCGTTGTGCATCATAAGTAAGGGGCAGGGCGACAACCGTTGCCTTGTTTTGGTAACAAGTGTTGGGAGTTTAGCTATGGTGTATGGAATGAGATTGTTTGCTGAGATAGAGGCAGACAAGCTGACTAGTAGGACAGGCAAGCTGCACGTTGTTCGCTTGCTACCTAACGGTTGGCAGTGGCGTGTTAATCGCGTTCTATCAATCCGCTAACTGGCAACAGTTGTTGCGAGTTGTGCAACAGGGTCATTTGACCTAAACCTTAACTTATGTTAGTATTAGAACAATGGGCAATCTCGTCCATTGCACGAAGAGGAACAAGAAAATGGTTACGAAGAACAAAGAAGCAAAGATCAACGCCGCTATTGCTCAGGAAGAAGCGAAGATCAACGCAACAACTGTTGCGAGGCAGACTAACAGCGCGCAGGTTTCCGCAATCGGTAAGAACGCTGTTGTTCGCTGGACTGAAGGCGACAAGCAAACGAAGGCTGGCGACGCTTGCGGCATTTACGCAATCTTGGCCGCGCAATACACAATGACGTTCGACGCTGTTGTTGAACGCAAGAAAGAGGAAACGAGCGAAGCAATCTCGTTCGATGTTCTCGACTTGCTCGACGATAGCAAGTGGATTGCAGCCGATGGCAAGAACGATCGCGTGAAGAAAAGCGCCGCAATGGAGGCAGTGCTAGGCACGTTGTTCGGCATCACTGACGCCAGCAACGCGCAAAAGCAGGCAATCTTTCAGCGTTGCTTGCCGACTGCTGGCTATGTCGTGAAGGCGCTTGCTCTCAAGAGCTTTGAGGAGTTGTCGGAGCTTGTCACTCTGGAAACCGTCAATGATATTGAGATGCTTTCGCTTCCTCGTTTCCTCGTTAATGAGGAACCCGGCGAAGATGCGAGCAAGAACGAGAAGGCGCTGTATGAGGCGACAAAGAACGTCCCCGTTCAACTCGATGGTAGCACTGGCAACAGTGTTGCTACGTTGCGGGAACGTGCGAAGCCCAAGCGTCAGCCGAAGGCGCCTGTTGCTGCTGTCGATAAGGGAACGTCCCTGCTCGGTAGCATCAAGCAAGTGGCAACAGTTGTTGCGGAATGGAACAACGCCGACGCGACAACCGACCTCGCGCCTAACGAGGAAATGCGGCAACAGTTGTTTGCACTCGCGCAGACGATTGCGGCCTACTTCTCCGCTGATCCGCTCGACGTTGAAACCAGCGTTGCAGCTTAACACCTAACCTATCCCCGGTGCGCTTCGGTGCATCGGGGATTTTTTTGTCGCTTCGCTTGCGTCGGAAGCTGTGCGCTTGTGCGTTGTGTGTGTGCGCGAGCATTGGTTGTGCGTGTGCGTGTGTGCGTGTGTGCTCCTGGCTTACTCACCGGGGGTGGTATATATCTAATTAAATGGCCCAATTCCCTTGAGCTTTCAGCCGATTATGGCTATGACATAGCTCCTTCTCGCAACGATGGTTGCCAGTTTTGGAGGGGGTCCATTTGACATAAGCCTCATTCTGTGCTACACTTAGATAATGGGTTCGCTCGTCCTGAGCACATCTACCCATTGCCCCAAGTCACAACACTTGTTGTGATGTTCTGTAGGAGGAACACATGGACGAACTAAGAAGTAATGCAACTATCAACCGTGGTAAGCGTATGCGCTTGAACGGAGAGCCAATCCCACCCTATCCTGAGAGACTTAAGTTCTCGCAGTCATGGTGGGACTTGCGCTGTGGATGGCATCTTGCTGACTGTAATCTCGCAGATCATCCCGACTGGACCCCAGAACAGATAATGGCATGAGGAAGCTCGTGCTTACGCCCGTTCAGCACAATCTGCTGCTTAACTTAGCAGTGGATGAGTTCAACTGTGCTATCAAGAGCGGCGACGAAGAGGAGCGAGTTGAACGCCTCCGTGAGATGGTGTCAATCATCGACAACGCAGAAGAACTCACAGCGGTCAACGCTTGGGATCAAATCAACAGTGAAATGGAGTAACACTAGATGGAACAAGTACACATCAATCGCCTACGCAAGTTGGCTAATCACCTGCTCTCCTTCACCGCAGAGCAGAACGCAAAGCATTTCCGCATGAGAGTGTTCCTGGAGCACGATCAGCAGGAGCTTCAGCCCACCGAAGCACTCTTGCAACAGGTGTTGTCAGATTGCTACTGCGAGACTGTCGCCTGTGCTATTGGTCATGCTCCTGCACTGTTCCCCGCACTGATGAAGAAGTTCGACAAGGAGCACGGCTGGTGGAACGAACAAACTGTGTGGGACGAGAAAGAAGGGAAGTATATCGACAAGAAGATGTGGATCAATCCATCTTGGCGTGAGGTATCTCGCTTCTTGTTCGACATTCGCAATAGCTCGGATGAGTTCGAGTTCCTGTTCGGTGGTGATTGGGACAGTGGACAGTATCACGACTATCGCTCTACATCGTGGGCTGTAGCTGATCGCATCTACTACTTCCTCGATAATCCCGACAACTATCGTGAGTCTTACTACGGTTGGCGTTACTACGCAGCACGTAAGGGCAAGGCATCGGAAGCCGTGCTTAATAAGATGTTCGAGGAATTGCAGGCTCTCGAACGCAACGCACCTGCTCCGCTCGCAGGCACTCAGTGGGATAACTAAACATGATGATCCTCCGTTACAACACGAAGAAAGAACTCAAGCAGAACATCGGTCGTCCTCTCAAGTACATTGAGACATCAATGCACGGTGATGAGTACAAACCCGATGGCACCTTTGTTGGGTGCAATCGTCCGCATGACTCGCGTGGTATGGGAACGCGTGAGTTCTTCGCTCAAGTGACCATGAAGAATGGTCTTATCCATAAGGTGTCGTAAGATGCAGCATATCACTCCTGAACAGTACGCAACACGTGTTGCGAGTCGTAGCTCGAAAGAGTTTCACGATGATCTAGTCCCTGGCCCTGTGTTGGCTGTCATTCTCACTGAGATAGTAGAGAATGCTAAGCTCATGGACATTGCGAAGAAGGCACTGTTCTATGGACAGTTGGGCCTTGAGTATAGGCTCAAGTATGCCATCATCGCTGGCAAGTATGGTTGGGAACCGAAGGACGGTATCTTGGCTATGCCTAAGCCTGTGTCTATGCCTCCCGACATACAGCAAACGCTTCATGCTGTTATCGGTATCATCACTGAAGCTGGTGAGTTGGCTGAAGCACTCATCAAAGCCTTTGGTAGTGTGCAGATGGATGAGTGCTCACTCGAAGATGCGTTCGATCACATCAACTTGCGCGAAGAGTACGGCGATGTGCTGTGGTACGCACAACTTGGGCTGTCTGCCATTGGGAGTAGCATCCCCGAGTGCATGACTGTCAACGACAACAAGCTTGAGAAGCGGTACGGCCCTACCTTCAGTGCGGATAGGGCGAATAACCGTGACCTCGATGGTGAGAGAGAGGAGTTGAAGAAGTGCTGAACTGGAAATCTACTGGACACGGCCTTGAACGTGGCGTAACGCTCGAATGGTTGGGGTTGATCCCTTCCATGATCTCCGCTTATGACCCAACACCTGTTGCGGAACAAGTGGACAACAACTACCAACATGGAGGGGGGTGGCGCCCCCTTAAGGGTTGGAGTATGGATGAGGATTATACAATCACCTATCCGGGTGGTGATCCTCCGCTTCAGCCGTTGTTCGCTGCTGAACATGATCGCGGTGAGGGTGTCATGGAGAAAGTGTTCTTCTATGACAGTGCATGGGTGAATGTCGTGCAGCCCGATGGTTCCTTTGAAGTGAGTAGGATGGACTAATGACAAGGTTCCTTATCGAAGCAATGATCCAAGTGCAGCGCGGTGTACCTTACACCAAGATCTGCTTCATCAGTGGCAATGGCGACATTGATTACCACAAACAGGGATTGCAACACGTGTACCAGAAGGTGCTCAGTGTTAAGGCCGTCCCTGCTGACGATCAGTTGCTCCTGGAATATGGAGATACACAGGGTAACACTGCTAACCCTGATAATGTAGGTGCAGTGTTCGAGCCAAAGGAAGAGATAGATGAGCCAGCCCCTAGCCAGAGTGGGAATACCCCGTAGGACAGGTGTGGCAGAGGCTATCGACTATGTAGGTGGGGGTGTGTGGCGATTGTGGCTGCACACTCCTAACTACGTGCATGGCACCTACCTGTTGTTGTATTCAGACGGTAAGGTAACACGTGTTACCGAATACGCTGATGAACCGCCCGTAACACTTGTTGTGAGAGAAGCAGATGGATACTATGCCACAGCCGAAGCGAGCACCGCCGCGGAGTGAAACAGTATACGTGCGCGCATTGCGTAACATTCGATGGCAAATCATTGTCGTTTGCGGTGCAATGTTTGCGTGTGGCTTCGCTGCTGGTGCGTGGCTCTTTTAGGAGATAAATCATATGGCCGCATTACTCTCTTTGGTTCCCCCGCCGCCCCGTAGCAAGGGTAAGTTCCAGCCTTCTGTCGATGATCTACACTCGCTCCCCATCGCTGCTAGTGGGGAGTTCGAGCTTAGTGATAGAGAGTGTAAACAGACCCGACGACTGATCTACTCGATCAACAAGCAGGGCAAGTTTCGCTATCGCACACTGCGTGAGGGTCGCTACTTGCAAGTGTGGAGGATCAAATGAGCGAGAAGTTCGACTTAGGTGAGTTTATCGCAGCTATGGAAGAGTCAGAACGCGTGTTGCTAGAATGCGAGAGCGTCTTTAAGGCGATGAAGTGGAAGAGTGACAAGGACAACACGGAGTTTACCACCACTATCCCTTACACTGTAATGGACAGGATAAGGAAGCTGCTCGATGCGCCCAAAGAACAGAAAGGTTGATGTCTTTCGTGTCATAGACATGACAGGAGGGCCAGATGCTTGTTGGCCCTTCACTGGTAAGACCAACAACAAGAACCGTCCTTACTTCACAGCAGATGGAGAGAAGTGGCTTGCGTATCGCCTCACGTATGAGCTAGTGCATGGGGAAGGAAGCCTGAACGGCGCTATTGCGCGTCACTCTTGTGACAACGAGATATGCTGCAACCCTAGTCATGTAGAACCTGGGTCGCATCAAGAGAACATGGACGATATGAAGGGGAGAGAGCGTCATGGACTACCCCACCATACAGTACGTGCTATTAGGAAGCTTGGGGATATTGGCATCGCTCACGCTGCTATTGCTAATCGCTTTGGAATTGCTCGATCCACTGTGAGTGAGATTGTCGAGCGCAAGAACTACCAACACGTGTTGCAAGAGGAAGAGGATGGAACACAAAACAATCAGGCTGACTAATAGCAGTGGCGTCATTCGTCCATTCGATGTGATTGTGGACGACATCATCAACTTAGCTCTCGATCATTGCGATGGCAACAAAACCGTGGCTGCGAAGCGGTTAGCTATGCCACGCTCTACGTTCTACAGGAAACTCAAAGCAGGAGAATGAACATGACTGACACGAAGGTAGCAGGTAGCGTTGAGGAAATCCCCAACACTGAGTTTTGGGACAGGGATGAGAACGTAGGGCGTCAAGACGATGTTGCTGACAATGCTTACACAATAAGCATCAACTGGCACAGTGACGTTGATCCTCACTACAGCAAGATCGAGGTCTATGACTGGAACAAGGAGCGGGGCATCGAGCTTGCAGACAGGATCGTGCAGTTCCTCAACGAGAACAACATTCAAGGGGGTAAGTAATGCCAAGATCGAACGAACCACCGACGAGCAAGGAGCAGCAGGAAATGGCAACAGATGTTGCGACACCAGCGAAGAGAAGTCTGCACAAGTCTCGTCAGCTAGAGGATGGTGAGTGGGGTGACATCGTGGTTATCCATCCCAATGGTGCGTATGTGCTTCACAACTGTGAACCTACGCTACCGAACCTACAGGGCCTAGTAGGTGGGTACATCGAAGTGATCCCAGGCTTCACTAAGTTCAACAATCAACCTTGCATTGTGCTTGGTGATGAAGAGGGGAAGCTGAGATCGAAGCCAGTTAACAACAGAGCTACAATCGAGTGGGCGCGGTGCATAAACTGTAGTCCTGATATGTTAGTGGGTGACATTGTTGTGCTCACAGGTGCAGCGAAAGCACACTTTGAGCGTGACTAGATATGGTGGTCCTTTTGAGGCTGGACTACCATTAGTTGATTTGACCTAAGCCTCGATCCATGCTATAAAGAATTATACACGAGAAGGGAACAACTAATGCAAATCTTACATGATGCTAATGATCTATCCGACGACTTTCTCGCAACATGTGTTGATGAATATATTCGTCGCGTTGTTGCTACTGTGCGTGAGAACCCCGAGTTCAACAAAGACACTGTTCACGTTACCGTTGACGCTTCACAGTCTTACTATGATGGTGAGTTCACTGTGAAGCACAAGGTGCAGGTCGGTGACAGCTACGACAGCAATGGCTATGCGCGTGCTGAGACTGACAACGCAATCACTGGTGCGCGTTCGTGCATCAATCGCTTGTTCGTTGATCGTGCTCATCCACCGAGGAAGTATAGCGCACTGCTCCCTGCTCCCGAAGCACAGCTAACAAGTGTTGCGAGTGATCCACTCTCACATATCGGACAGGAGGAAGTTGATGCTGACGCCGCTGAGTTTACTCCGATCCCGGATCAGGGAGAAGAACAAATACATTCCGACGAAGAAAGCGGAGCGTCCGATCTTGCCGGGGACGAAGCAGACGACCAAGCTCCCCGGTGATCTTGTTATAGATTGCAATAAAGTCACGGTCATTTGACTTAAGCATCAAAGTATGCTATAGTCAGACAATGCACGAAGCATAAGTATTCGTCCTGCTGATGTCCTCCTACCTCCATGCAGGGCGAACGTGGGCCGTACGGCGTTTCTCCTTCAAAGTAATGGCGTGCGGCCCACAACACGTGTTGTCACACAAAGAGGAACATAAGATGAAAGTATTAACAGTTAAGTTCGTCACTGCTGGTAGTGGCGCGTTAGCCGCACAGGCTTATAGCTACAAATACAGTGGCAATGCTGCTGTCGAGGTTGGTGACTACGCCGTCGCTAACTTCGCTCTAGTTTCCGTCGTTAAGATATACGATGATGAGGAAGAGTATTCACACTCTTCTGGCGCTCTCAACCTCTCCGATCTCAAAGCAATCAAACACGTGTTGTCACTTAAGGCAGAACGTGAAGAAGCTGCGCGTCAGAAGCGCATCGCTGAGATTAAGTCAACTCTCTTCGATCTGAAGGAGAAGGTTGAACTTCGTCGCACTCTTGAGGGTGCTGCCGATAACATCGGTAACGAAGGCAAGAAGCTCATCGAAGAACTCAGGACACTGGAAGGTGATCTGTAATGAAAATCATTCACTTGAAGGCTGCTATCCAGAAGCAGCTATCCAACATCGGTAAGAAGAATGGCTCGGCGCCGCCCGAAAGCACTAGCAATGCTTTTGGTGCGGCGTACGAGCTTTTTGTTGCGTCTGAGTTACGCAGTGCTGCTAACAAGCGTTACGATGTTGCTAAAGAACAGGCAACAGATGTTGGCATCATTGACGAAGAGAAGTTGGTGGAAGGCAGTGAGATTGCTGTTCACTCCAACGAGTACTTCGACGTGACGATGAAGCAAGCAAGCTCTTCGAGCACTGTCGATAAGACTAAGCTCAAGTCAACGCTAATGGTTGAGTGCAATCTCGATGAGAAGAGTGCTCAGAAGATCATTGACAAGGCATCGAAGCCTCGCAAGGGTGCTGTTACCATTGGCTTCGCACTGAAGGGATAATGTTGTGACGGGGTTTACTGAAGAGCACATTGGCCGCACGGTCATATACACAGGACGCTCTGGCAAGGAGCTAATGGGTGTAATACAAGGGCTTAGTAGTTCAACCTCGTCACAATTCCTTGATCTGAAGCTAGATAATAGTAAGCGGGAACATTTCTTCGTGCCGGGAGACGCTTGCGTACTAGTTCCAGATGAGTTAGCGCCATTGCTCGGTGATGGTGATAACTCTTAGAGAAGGTGTTGGTGCGCGGGCTGTTCCCCTGCGTGGCGGGCCTACGGGTAGTGTGCCGTTTCAGCACCGACCATGCTACTCACAACAACTGTTGCGAAAAGGATTAACGATGTGTCAGAAACTAATGTTGTCCCACTACGGGTCAAGCCAAAGACACTCAACCGCATATACAAGACGCATAAGTACAAAGTCACCTACATTCCATCTACAAAGAAGTGGAAGTGGACAGTCTCCGTCGTGAGTCGTATGGAATACTCTGACGTTGCAGACACGCAAACCAAAGCCTTCAAGGCCGCTGAGAAGTTCATCGACAAGACGATGAAGGCGGTATGATATGGCAACAGTCCTTCCACAAGACACCCCCATAAGACGCGCCTCGATAGGCGACATGACATTAGAACAAGTGTTGGCTCTTGTTGAGCAGATGCAAGAACGCAGAATGAGGCAACACACGTTGTACGAAGCTGCGATGGCTGCTAAAGCCAAGATCAAGGAGGTTAAGGATAAGGAGAGGTTCGAGCACTTACTACGCATGACAGAGAAGAAGCTCAAGACGATTGACACTAATCTGGAGAGCGTTGGTAAGTACTTGAATGAGTTGAAAGTCCTGGAGCTAGTGTTAGGAGGAGCCAATGGCTAAACCAGTCTTTCTGAAAGGCAGAGACGCAACCGGTGTTATGCGTGGTCGTGATGTACGTGAGAAGCTACAGAGCAGAGTTGATCCTGTAGTGCTCAATGTCTTATGCCAGTTGGCAGAGATAAATCACGGTAACGTGTTGCACTTGGCGTCACTGGCAAGCATGGTCGATCAAATGACCAACATCATGCAACAGTTTACTGATGTCGCAGGAAACCTAAAGGAACGCACGGATCAAATGGCGCGGGCGATGGGTGATGAAGTTGAAGGAAGCCCAACCGATGAACCAGCCGATAGTAAAACCCATCATTAAGAGTGTGAGTGTGGAGTTGACTACTGACTTCACACTACCTGCTTATGACAACACTCGTTTAGTAGCAATCAACACGTGTCCAACTTGGGGTATTGTGCGTTACGGTATGCACAAGACAATGAGCTTACCTGCATCCCAAGGTGGCACAAGGCAAATGGCATTAGAATGTGGGAGTGCAGCACATGACTTCTTCGCAGCGGTGCGCTTGTGGCAGTTACGCGTGTATCAGGGGAGAGCCGATCTTGCTGACTTCCACGGTGCGCGATTGTTTGGAGTTTCACGATACCAACAAATGTTGGCAAGCGTGGGACTTGCCGAGGACGAGAGAATACAATCACTCCAATTCTGCCTTACTGCATTGGAGACGGCTGGATACTACGACGATCCCCGAGATAAGCGTAGAACTTACACAAACCTAGAGGAAGCCTGCATTGCGTATCTCGATAGATGGGACTGGCGCCGTATGCCAGTGTGGATCAGAAGCAACGATGATCCTGCATCCGACGTTGGAATTGAACTCGGTTTTGATGTTACGTTGTCCTTCTTGTTGGAGGATGGAAATCTTTACCGATATCGCTTTATCGGAAAAGCAGATGGGTTGCATCAACGCAATGATGAGTTGTATCTACACGAAAACAAGACCGCTTCAAGACTTGATGAAGCATGGCAACAGTCGTTTCTTCTCTCTTCTCAGATCACCGGATACTGTCTCGCACTCGGAGTCTGGGCCGGACAAGCCATAGAGAAGGCTGAGATATTCGGTATGAGTATTCCGTTACCAAAGAACTACGACTTTGGTGGCATAGTGCGGGAGGTTGTGCCTCGATACACTCACCACTTTGAGCGTTGGTTCGATTGGTTCTTTCACACAGTACAACTTGAGTTAGCATTCAAGGATGATCCTATCCATGCGCCGAAATACACACACTCCTGCAACAGATACTTCCGACCCTGCGCCCTCATCCCCTTCTGCGACGCAACAGACGAAGAGCAAATCCTCATCCTCACAGAAATGTACACGGATGAGTGGAACCCTTTACATGAAATTCAAGGGGGCGACTGACGATGTTCAACAATGACAACAGGTGTTGCATTACGCTGATCCCTAAGCATGAAGGGAAGCCGTTCGACTTGATTATCTACGGGAGAACAGCAGCCGAGCTTATGACTGTTCCCAATGATGTTATCAGCAGTCTTGCGCGCCGTTATCCTGATTATACATCAAGTCTCTTTCTAGTGGAGGACTATCACGGTGCAGATCGAAGGAATAGATGTTAAATCGCTCGCAGAGAGTGAGCAACGCTTTTCGCTCTTACTTTGGGGGTTGGCAGGGTGTGGAAAGACTACCCTCGCAGCTTCTGCTCCTGGCCGAAAGTTGCTTATCAATTTTGATCCTGACGGTCCTGTTAGTTTGGGTGCTAGAGACGATATTGTACTCATTGATCTATCCGCTGAACGGTATGGGATCGTAGATGTATTCAAGCTAGACGATGATCCTACGCTACCGCTTGGTGACAAGAAGTATCGGTTGAGTAAGATCATTGAAGCTCTAGAGATAGAGACAGTGATCGTGGACAGTGTTACTGCATTCACCGATCAGGCAGTGCAGAAGGGCATCAGCGTAACTAAGGGTGCGACTATTGAGCGTCCTTCTCCCGGTGCGTATGGTGCGCGTAATGCTCTCACCTTGCGTATGATGAGTGGCATCTTGCGTCTCACTAAGCGCATGAACGTGAATGTGATCTTTATCACGCATGAGGATGATAGTGGTGTGCGCGATAAGGAGGGAAACCTGTTGCACATCACAATGCTGCTTGGTGGTAAGCTTAGTGGACAAGTAGGACTACAGATCAGTGAAGTTTGGTTCATGTCAGACGATGGATCGAAGCGTAAGCTGGCATTGCGTCCTGCGCGTACGCGTAAGCCAATGAAAACGCGTATGTTCGACGCACGAGATAAGGTTGAGTTTGTGTTGCAGTACGATCCCTACAAGGATGTGTACGGTAAGCACTCGTTGTCGCAGTTTATTAAGGAGTGGGAAGATAATGGCAGAAACAAGATCCAAGTCCCGTAATAAGGGCAAGGGTGCAACACGTGTTGAGGCGAACGATGTTGCTAAAGAAGCCTCGCTTGCAAGCAAGAAGAAGGAAGAGAAGAAAATGGTAGATAGTGCATTACCGTCAGTCATTGAGTTTGACGAGGACATTGCAGAAGCTGAAGCTCCTGTTCCCCTACCTGTAGGTGATTACCCTGCGGAAGTGCGCGGTGCTACTCAGAAGAGTGCTGCACAGTCTGGCAATCCTTATGCTAGTGTGCAGTTCTTCATCAGTGCTGACGCATATCCTGCGGATTACACTGAGGGTGAACCGGATGGGATGCTGCTTACGTTCAACCGCGTGAGCTTGCAGAACACTCCTGCTGGTCGTCACCGTCTGCGTAAGTTCTTGGAGGCTATTGGTGCTCCTGCGGGAACGAAGATCGACCTCAATGATTGGGTTGGTCGTACTGCAACTGTCACTATCGCCCATGATGAATGGGAAGGTGAGACACGCGCCAATATCGCCAAGGTCACTGCGGCCTAGCGACGGAATAAAGGGCCACTTTCTGCTTGACAGGGGTGGCCCTTTACTTCACAACAAGTGTTGCCCCGAATGGAGGGTAAGATGAAAGGACGAAAAATGCCAGCAGATGCACAGACAGCCGCTCCCGCCAAAAAGCGTCGGGCTTCCGGTCCCCGTACTCAGCGCCCAATCTTCGCTGTGGTCCGGTACACCGACGAGAACGGAGCGACCATCCAGCTTGAACAGTCCAGGCTCGAAATCCAGATCGAGCGTGACAGTGGCAAGTTGGTTGAAATGCTGACGGGTGGTGGAGACTTCACCGGGGCCGCTGTGGTCAAGGTACAGTTGCCCGCCCCCACGCCTCGTGCGAAGCCAGAGGCAGCGCAACAGCCCGCTTAACGTAGGTTAAGTGGTGAAGCATCAGGGGGTCGGGCTAGTAATCCGGCCCCCTTTTGTCAGTTGGAACATCAAAAGCCTTGGAGAGTTGACATGAATATGGTAGTAAGTGGGTTAGAGGACTTGACCCTTACTATCCCGGTCCCAAGCTACATACCCCGCGCTCGGGGCATCCATGCAGTCGGGAAGTTCGGTTCACTACTCAAGGCAAAGTGTACCCCTAGAGAAAAGGAATTGAATATCTCTCATGCAGAGTTTATTCGATGGTGTGTTACATGGTGTGCCAAGGAGGTATTACATGATGTTCCAGATGCTTGATCGCGTTGACAAGGCGCTCCGTGTTCGCATTGAGACTGTTGCACAGCGTGCAGCGGTTGAAGGTGATCGCGGTATCGTTGAGTGGGCGCTTCGTGCAACTGACGATGCACTTGCACTCGGTCGTTTGCGCGACCGTGATCGTGCAACTCTAGCTCGCCTTGAGGACACGTATGGACACGAACAGCTTAACGATAACGGAGGACGCGTCCTCATTCACGCTTGATCCACAGCAGGATGAAGCTGTAGCATTGTGCTGCAACTTCACAACACGTGTTGCCGGTGTTACTGGTCCTGCTGGATCAGGCAAAACAACAATCCTAAAGAAAGCTTACAACGAGATAGCAGAAGCAGGATACCAAGTCGGTCTTGCTGCTCCTACTGGTAAAGCTGCGAAGCGTATCTACGAAGTCACTGGCATTGAAGCCATGACTAATCATCGACTCCTGGAGTACACCCATCCCGGTGATCCAGACCCCAAAACAGGCAAACCAGCACAATTCTCTTATCCTCGACGCACGAGACAGAACCCTCTCGACTTAGATGTTCTGTTTGTGGACGAGTACGCGATGGTCAACAACGAGTTGCACCGATCGCTCTTTGATGCGCTCCGTCCGGGGGCGTGTATTCGTGTGTTCGGAGACAATAACCAGCTTCCGCCGATAGAAGAGGATAAGCGTCTTGAACTGCTTCCATCTTCTTTCATCCAGTTGCTTGATAAGTTTCCTTCAGTTAGACTGGAAACAATCCACCGTCAAGGGAAGGACAGCGGCATTCTTCTTAACTTGCAACAAGTGTTGCGGGGTAGAATGCCCACACGCAACGATCAGTGGACGATGCACTTCACAGATATGCCAGTAGACGCACTGCGCGACTACATCCACGTAAGCATGGCTAAAGGGATCGACTTCACTGATCCCCGCAATCAGATCCTCACTCCGCAGAACACAACATGGGTTGGCACTGTAAAGCTCAACCAAATGATCCAGTCTTTGTTCCATAATCGCCTCGATCCTGCTTGCATGATCCCGCGTCACAAGTGGGTGAAAGGAGAAGGCGACGAGAAGGGCGGACTGATCCGTATGTACGTGGGTGACAAGGTAATTATCACCCGCAATATGTACGAGTTGGAAGTATTCAACGGTGAGAGTGGTAAGATCATTGAAATCACCAATGACGGTGAATTGATCCTTGATTTGGGTGATCGTGAGCAAGCAATTCCACCTATTATGATGGTGCAGAACCGTTGGGGTAAGATTGTAGAGATTGATCCTCGCAAAGATGTGGATTTGGGCTATGCAATCACCACGCACAAGTCGCAGGGTTCAGAATATGACAACGTGTGTTACGTGTTGAACAAAAGCACTGGCTATATGCAGAATAGGCGCAACTTCTACACTGCAACCAGTCGTGGACGTGAACACGTTCACCTAATCACCGATCAGCGTTCCCTTTCATTCTCACTAAACAAAAGAGGCTAACATGGGCGAATATCTCGAAGCAGGTGGCTCCGATCGGCTATCTGCAAGCTTGGAAATTGCTCCCGCTGTTGCAGTGCACGCACTAGACCTGCATGGGGCGACCGTTGGACAAGGTACAGAAGAGCATCCACTCATCTTCATCACTTTTTATGACTCTGAAAGAAGGCCGCATAACTTTGCGCTCCACACAGAGGCATCACAATCGCTAACCAACGCGCTTAACGAAGCTCTCCCCGTACTCACTAAGCTGGAGGAAGATCTGAAGGCTAGGAGAAACTAGATGGGACATCAGAAGCTAATAGTCTTTAATGGCCCTCCTGACTGTGGAAAGGATACTGCGTCGGATGCGGTACGCTCGTACATCCAAATCCATGCAACATGGATGAAGCCAATCCACATGAAGTTCTCTGAACCACTGAAACAGGGTGCTCACGCTCTCTATTCAGCCTTTCACAACTACGACTTCTACGACAAAG